GTGGAAAGTTGTAAGTAACATGAGAGGCTCCCATCATGCCCGTCATGCTGTTATAATGAAAAAACCCGACACCGAGAAAAAGGAAATATAAAATGGCTATTGAAAAACCAATGGTGCCATCATCCGTTGATGTTGAGGGTACGGATGAAATTAGTGTTGAGGTTGTTAATCCTGACGCTGTTAGCATCGGTGATGAAGACGGGGCCATGATTATTGATTTTACAGGAGACATTGCAGAGGAGGTCATGGGGCCAGACCATGATGCGAACTTAGCAGAGTTTATTGAAGAGGCTGATTTGCAGGCTTTAGCCTCTGAATTGGTAGAGGACTTTATCTCTGATCGTCAGTCAAGAAAGGACTGGGCTAGGTCGTATGTAAAAGGTCTTGATCTTCTTGGTATGAAGATTGAGGAAAGAACGCAGCCTTGGCAGGGAGCTTCAGGCGTGTTTCACCCTATTCTGACAGAGGCAACAGTAAGATTTCAGGCTCAGGCTATGGGTGAGATATTCCCTGCGTCCGGGCCAGTAAGAGTTAAACTTGTTGGTAAAAAGGACTATGAAAAGGTACAGCAGGGCGAAAGAGTCGAGCATGAAATGAATTATCTCCTTACGGAGGAGATGACAGAGTATCGTGATGAAACAGAACAAATGTTGTTCAGGCTTCCTCTTGCAGGATCATCTTTCAAAAAAGTTTATTATGATCCAATCATGGAGAGACCATGCGCCATGTTTGTTCCTGCTGAGGATTTTGTTGTTTCTTACGGAGCTTCGGATCTGATGACATGCCCTCGTTACACTCATGTAATGAAGAAAACCCCGAATGAAATAGTAGAGCTTCAGGTTAATGAATTTTATTTAGACGTAGATCTTCCAGATCCTGAACCAGATATTTCTGACATACAGGAAAAGTATGATGAAATTGAAGGCGAGATGGCTGTCCTTGAAGAGGATGACAGGCACACCTTGCTTGAAATGCATGTTGATCTTTTGATGCCTGAGCCTTTTGAGGATGAAGATGGCATAGCTAGACCTTACATCGTAACCATAGATAAGTCCTCTGAGACCATCTTGGCGATTAGGAGGAATTGGTATGAGGACGATTCTAAAAAACGTAAAAGACAACACTTTGTTCACTACAGATACCTACCGGGGCTTGGGTTCTATGGAACGGGTCTTATTCATCTTATTGGTGGTCTTGCTAAAAGTGCCACAAGTATTCTTCGTCAACTCATTGATGCGGGTACACTTTCTAATCTCCCCGCTGGTCTTAAAGCTCGCGGACTTCGTATTAAGGGTGACGATTCGCCTCTCATGCCGGGTGAGTTCCGCGATGTTGATGTACCGGGTGGTGCAATTCGGGACTCGATTGCATTCCTTCCTTACAAGGAGCCATCATCGGTATTATATCAACTTCTCGGAAACATCGTGGAAGAGGGGAGACGGATTGGCTCCGTTGCTGACGTACAAATTGGTAACCTCAACCCGCAAGCTCCGGTCGGAACTACGCTCGCGCTAATGGAGCGAAGCATGAAGGTTATGTCTGGCGTTCAGGCCAGAATACATCATTCTTTAAAAAATGAGCTTAGACTACTTGCAAAAATAATAAGGGATTACATGCCGCCACAGTATTCTTATGAAGTTGACGGTGATCACAGCAGGCAACAAGATTTTGATGGCCGTATTGATGTAATACCCGTCTCTGATCCTAATGCCGCAACAATGTCTCAGAGAGTTGTTCAGTATCAGGCTGCTATGCAACTAGCTCAACAGGCACCACATCTTTATGATCTTGGTAAATTACATCGTCAGATGCTTGAGGTTCTGGGTATCAAGGATGCTGGAGAAATAATTAAACTTCCAGATGATATTGAATCAGCAGATCCTGTTAGTGAGAATATGTCTATTTTGAAACAAGAGCCAGTCAAGGCATTTAAGTATCAGGATCACGAGGCACATATTTCTGTACATTTGGCTGCTGCTGAAGATCCAAAACTAAAAGAGATTGTTGGTCAATCACCGTTTGCTGGCGCAATACAGGCTGCTTTAGCTGCTCACATAACAGAGCATGTTGCATTCCAGTACAGAAAAGAAATAGAGAAAAACTTGGGTGTTAGTATGCCTGATGAGAATGCGCCCCTTCCAGACGATGTTGAGCTTGAGCTTAGTAGACTATCTTCTGAGGCCGCACAAAAGTTGCTCCGCAAGGATCAGGCTGAAATGCAGCAAAAAGAAAACATGAAACAACAGCAAGACCCTCTTACTCAAATTCAACAAAGAGAGCTTGGTCTTAAAGAGGCTGAGTTTGCACATAAAAAAGAAATGGATATCGCTAAGTTGCAGGCTGATATGCAGTCGAAGTCTCAAAATATTACCATGCAAAAGGATAGGCTTGCGTCAGAAGAACAAAGAGAAGGTGCTAAACTCGGAATAAAAATAGCAAGCGAGCTTGAACAATCACAAAAAGAAGATATAAGAGAAGGCACTGAAATTGGATTGGAAATAGCTAGGGAGCTAAGTAACAGAAATGGCGAACAATGATACAGTATATTCACCAATCAAAGCCAAGATTAGAGAGTATCTAAATGCTCTCGCTGACCATATGGCCTGCGGTGGGTGCAAATCCTTTGAGGAATACAGGGAAGCTGTGGGTAAAGTTGAGGCTCTCGCTGCTGTTGAAAGAGACATTATCGACTTGGAAGAAAAATTCATCAACGACTAGGACTTCCGTTTCAGGCAAGTGTATTGTATATTGTAAACAATACTATTCAGGGGGCTGTCCCTGCACGGCGCTGTGAGCCTTAATCACTGCAAGGAGATCAGATGTATTCTGCAAGCAAAGAAGTCAACGAAACAGTTGCAAATAAAATACCCGTACCCGCTGGGTATAAACTTTTGATTAAACCACTTGAAGTCAAAGAAAAAACAGACTCAGGCATCTATATGCCGGACGCACTGAAGAACGCGGAGCAAACCGCATCAGTGATAGGGTTTGTTGTTAAAGCTGGGCCTGACGCATACAAGGACGCAGATAAGTTTCCTAACGGCCCGTATTGTAAAGAGGGTGACTTTGTCATCTTTCGATCCTATTCCGGCACACGGTTTAAGATTGAAAAGCAAGAGTTCCGTCTTATCAATGATGATACAGTAGAGGCTGTTGTCGATGACCCAAGAGGATATTCAAGAGTATGAGCGAGCCACAAGCCGTTGCTCAGGCTGAAGAGCAGGAAAAAGTTACCGATAACTTTCAAGAAGTGGAAGATAGCGGTTTTGAGTTAGAGATCATTGAGGACACTCCTGAAGAGGAGAGGCCTCGCCGTGCAGAGGGTGCTGAACCAAAAGTACCTGATGATACTGAGATCGAACAATATAGCGATAATGTGCAGAAGCGCATTAAGCAGTTAAAATTTGAATACCATGAAGAGCGTAGAAGAAAAGAAGAAGCCTCTAAAATGCAAGATGAGGCTGTTAGCTACGCTAAACAGGTATATGAAGAGAACCAAAAACTTCGCAAAGCATTGGAAGATGGCGAGGGTGTTTTGGTGGAGCAGGCTAAGGGCCGAGTAGACGCAGAGCTTGATAAAGCAAAGAACGAATACAAGGCCGCTTATGAAACTGGAGATCCTGATGCGTTAATTAACGCTCAAGAAAAACTTAGCAAGCTCCAAAATGAAAAGTTTAGAGTGGAGTCTTACAAACCTAAGAAGCGAGAGGCACCTGCTCCAGAGCCTATAATCAGTAAGCCCAAGGTGGTAGAGCCTGATGCAAAGGCAAAAGATTGGGGTGTTAAAAACGCTTGGTTTGGTGAAGACAGCGAAATGACAGGTTATGCTTTTGGTGTACATGAAAAACTTGTTAAAGAAGGTGTCAACACAAAAAGCGATCAGTATTATGAGCGCATTGATGAAGCAATGCGTAAAACATTCCCAGACAAGTTTGATGAGCAAATTGAGGAAGCACCTGTTCGTCAAACTGGTTCCGTGGTTGCCCCCCAGAGCAGGAGTGCAAAAAAACCACGCAGAGTGCAACTAACCTCAACACAAGTCTCGCTCGCCAAAAGACTTGGCCTTACGGCAGAACAATATGCGGCGCAACTCTTGAAGGAGTCTTCAAATGTCTGATAGAAGCCCACGCACTAATGACACTCGCGCTACTGCGGAGCGTCCTAAAACTTGGAAACGTGCTGGTACGCTACCAACCCCCGAATCCCGCGATGGAATAAAATATCGTTGGATACGCACCTCAACTCTGGGTAATAGCGATAATACTAATGTTTCTTCTAAGTTTCGTGAAGGCTGGATACCAGTCAAAGCTGAAGATCATCCTGAGTTACAAGTGTTGCCTGATATCGACTCTCGATTTCAAGGTAATGTTGAGGTTGGAGGATTGCTCTTATGCGAAAATTCAGCCGAATATGTAGAATCTCGCAGTCAAGCCCACAGGGAAATGAACAAGAATCAAATCGAATCTGTGGACAATAACTTTATGCGAAATTCTGATTCTCGTATGCCCGTTCTGCCCCCAGAACGAAGCACAAAAACAACCTTTGGCAAGTGACCTGAGCGGGAGCTTGCCGTAGATAATAAGGAGGGACAATCATGTCCGCTACTGCCGCTCCCTTTGGACTGCGCCCAGTAGGAAACCTCGGAGGTAACTATAACGGTTCCTTCCGTCAGTATCCTATTCTGAGTACAGAATCCACAGCGATTGTTTTTGGTGATGTCGTCAAGCTAACTGATGCTGGCACAACCACCACAATCCAGAAAGATACTGGCACAACTTCTGCCACGCCTATTGGTATCTTTATGGGCTGTCGCTACACAGATATCAGCACTGGTCAGACCCAATTCAGCCAAGTTTGGTCTGGCGCTGC